TAAAAGAAAGAGGAACTTCTGACCAACGATATTACCCCTCAAGAATCCTTATCCAATTCAGTAACGAAGAAATTAAAGATGTAATTGAAAATAAAATCGGATCTTCTACATTTACTTCTTCTATAGAATTATATTCAGCTGAACATAAAAACTTAACAACAACCTTAAATGTAGAAGCTTACGCAGTGTCTAGATCATGGAATGAAGGATCAGGAAGGTTCACAGATGTACCTATTACATCAAATGGAACATCTTGGGTTTATAGAAACAACGATGTTGAAAAATCAACATGGCTAACAGGATCTGTTATAACAACTGGATTAACTTTTGGTTCTTCATCTATAAACATAAATGAACTACCATCAGGTTCTTCTATGGAACTAACTATTAATGGGATAGATTATGTACCTGTTATTTCTGCTTCTTTATTTGATAATAATGATTCAGAATTTTTTGTACAAATAAGTTCATCAACTGATATTTTTGGCACAAACCTAGCAGCTATTATAAATGCATCATCTTCATTAAATAATATAACTGCATCGTATAATACAAGTAGTGCTGCCCCTGCAAATACATTATTATTATCAGGATCTTCCTTAGGAACTAATGTAACTATCTCAACTAGTTCTATAGATGGGAATAACCAAACAGTATTTACATCCTCAATAGGTAATTTTTCAGTACAAGGAGCAACAAGCACAACAACAACCCCTTTTGCCGTAGGTACTTCAGGATCTTTAATAGCACAAGGAATTACAGAAGGGGGAGGAGAATGGTATACAGGTAGTGGTTTTTTCTCTACCCAACAATTTTTAAATGGTGATAATTTAGATATAAATTTACCTGTAACTTCAATAGTCCAAAAATACTCAGCAAGTTTATTTGTAAACCAAACATACCCAACAGGAATATTTAATAATGGTTTTATTATAAAACAACCTAACGTAATAGAAGAAAACACTTCAAGTAGTTTTGGTGAAATGTCTTACTTTTCTACTGATACACATACAATTTATCCTCCTAAATTAACCTTTAAGTGGGATGATTCATCTTATTCTATAGGAAGTGGCACTGTATTAAACAGTGGAGACATATTTTTAACATTATTTAATAATAAAGAAGAATTTCAAAGAAAATCTAAACAACGTTTTAGATTAACTACAAGAAAAAGACACCCAGACAGAACATTTACAACATCATCAAATTATATAGACACTCAATATTTACCTACTACTAGTTATTATAGTTTAAGAGATGGAGAAACGGATGAAGTAATAATTCCTTTTGATACTTCATTTACTAAACTAAGTGCAGACAGTGAAGGAATGTATTTTGATTTATATATGGAGGGATTACAACCAGAACGTTATTATAAATTAATGTTTAGATCAGACAATACTGATGGTATTCAAATATTTGATGAAGATTATATTTTTAAAATAGTAAGATAATGGCTGATATTTATAGAAAGCTAATAATAGTTCCTGAAAACTTACCTGAAATTTTAACCCCCCCAAATAATAACCAATCTATTATTGTTGAAAAAGATTTATACGGGAGTAGTGGTCTTAGAGATAATTTAGACACTGGTTTTTCAGAATTTAATAAACCCAAAACACAAAATATAGATAAGTTTTTTAAAGATTATGAAGAACTGTTTTATGATATACCTGAAGAAGGAGCTGAAAAAACACATCGTTATATATTAGAAACAAGTGGTGAATATTTAGACATGTATACATCAAGGGATGCTAGGATAGAAGAATTAGAAAAACAATTAGAAGGTTTAGAAGAAGAAATAGAAGAATTAAGAAACCCAGAAGAAAACCCATTCTACCCTAATGGAACAGTATTATCAGCTGATAAGGGGGGATCATTTTTCTTTATGGAAAAAGGTAAAAAACGACCAATAGTAGGAGGAAGGCCAGGTGGTGTTTGGAAAGCTTTAAAAGCTTCCTTAGGTTTTAAAGAATCAGATGATGATTTTGAAATGGGGATAGTTAAACCAACTCCACGAGCTATATTATCTCAAATAAAAAGTGGTCCATCGTTAGACATGGAAGATATAGGAGGAGGGTTACAAGAATCTCCTAAAGCAATTGCGGTAAAATTAACCCCATCGGACTATAAAGCAAACCCCAACAACTTTGGTAATTTAGAATCGTATTTTATAAGTCTAGAAGCAGAAATAATTAAAGCTTGGGATTTAGAAAGAAACATGGAAATGTTACATTGGAAATATGCTAATGATAAAGTAAACTCATATACATCAGAAGAAAGAGAAGAAGCTAAAATTAATGATGCACAAGCTTTAGGAGAACTAAAAAATGCAAGAAAAAAACTAGCAGCATATAAGATGATTTATCAAAGATTAAAATCAGCAGAATCTGCAACAACAAATAGTGAGGAAAGTATAACAATAGGAGGAATAAGAGAAATGTATAACACTCTAACAAAAGATAATTATGAAGAAATAACTGACGAAGATATAAACCAATTTAAGGGGTGGGAAAAAGGAAAAGGTGATTTAGAAGATGTAGTAGGAAAATTTTGGAGGGATGGAGAAAGAGGAACAGATTATTACTAAATAGATGAAATCATTTAAAAATAAAATTCTAAAAAGAGGTAGAACTATTAAGGCTCTAAAGCATTCTGCTAGTGATATTAGTAAAATAGTAGATAGTATAGAAGGGGAAAGCCCCTTATTAATAGGAGATAAAACCCAACAAGCACTTGAAATAGCTAACCAGAATGCTAAAAACACATACCAATTACCTAACCCTAATGTGACTAGAGGAGATTATGACACATTAGAAAGGATTGAACCAGAAAAATTAAAAAACGTAGCATCTAGAACATTATCAAGAAAATTTGGATCTGAGGATGACTATATAGAGGCACACATTTATAATTCTAGTGGTCAATTATTACAAACAATAGATAATTTTGAAAATTACCAAGCCCCCTCAAACCCTGATTCATATGGTAAAGTAAGTAACTTCACCGTTAATCCTATAGAAGTCTTATCTGATTTGGGTTATTCTTCGGGACAGTATAAATTAATCTTAAATATACAAAAGAAACAAATTCTTAATGGTTTTGGAAAAATATTTACTATTAAGGAAATATCACCTTCAAGACAAGAATTAAAGATATCATTTACTAAAAATGATAAAGTTAAAACACAATTAGAAATATTTTTAGGTAGAATAGAAGACTCAACCTTTTATAAAGATTTTGTTCTTAATTTTGGTCAAAATCGTAATGAATTAGGAATAAACATAGCATTAAATAATCACCGTCCTGAAGTTTTAATAAAATTATTTGAACCATTAGATTCTGGTTTAGTAGTAGGAGACGTTTTTAGAATAGCAACTGAAACCACAGATCCTATTTCTATGGATGTAGATTTAGGAGAACCTCTACCTGTCGATAATACAATTCATCTTCAAGGTCCCAATTATAATATAGATACTAGATTATTAAATAGTATTCCTTCACAATATAAAACTTTTGACACATCTTTAGAATATTCTCTTACATCTTCATACCAACACTTACTTCAACAATTAGAAAATAACGAAGTACCTAACATTCAATATGATTATATAAGAAAAATAATAGACACTGCTTCTTTAGATGTAGCTTACCACTTTGAAAATTTTGTCCATTTTGGTAGCGCTACAGAACGTTTAAAAAACTTTAAATATAAATTAAGTTTAATAGAATTATATGATAGCCAAACAGCAAACATAAATACCATTACGGGTAATACTTCATCATCATCAGCTGTAACAGAAAATAAAAACCTCATCACAGCTAAAAAAACAAATTTAATTAAGGGTTTTGATGGGTATGAAAGATTTTTATATTTTGAATCAGGAGCCTATGCTTGGCCTAAAACTAATCTAGTCTCTCCTTACATATTACACCCAATAACATCATCTCAAGCCAAAGATTGGTTAGGTAGTGATGTAGACGCGTCCTCTTATTATGGTGGTCAACTACTATCTGCTTCTTTATTTGATAGACAAAACCCACACACATTATTAAACATAATTCCTAAACACATAGCTGACAACCCAGATAATAGTCAATATTTCTTATTTTCAAATATGGTAGGTCAACATTTTGATCAAATTTGGTCTCACATTCACCACATTACTAAACAAAAAGATACACACCATACAGAGGGAGTATCTAAAAATATGGTATACTTAGCTTTAAAAAGTTTAGGTGTAGAAACTTTTGATCAATTTGAAAATGCTAATTTAATAGAATATATTTTAGGAGAAGGAAGCCAAGGAAGCCCATTTTATGATACTCCAGTATCCCAATCATTAGTAACAGCTTCAAACCAAGGTTCATTACCCAAAGGAGACATAACAAAAGAAGTATGGAAACGTTTATACCATAATGCACCTTATCTTTTAAAAACCAAAGGAACAGAAAGAGGAATTCATGCTTTAATGAATTGTTATGGTTTACCTTCAACTATTTTAAATATTAAAGAATATGGGGGACCAGTAACAGATAAATCAGGATATAAAACTTTTAGTTATGATAAGTATAATTATTCACTAACAGGAGATTCAAACACAACAGGATATTTTATAAAAACACCTTGGTCAATGGGTAAACCACCATCAGCAGCTAAAACAGTAGAATTTAGAATTAAACCTTATAGATCAATAGAACAATATCATTTATGGGGTTTATCAGGGAGTAATGCAACTAAAGACCCACACTTAGTATTAACACCTTACACAGGAAATGATATATCTTCTTCGGGAGATTCAACTCAATATGGTAAAATAGATTTATATATAAATAATACAATAGAGGCTTCAACACCAGATTTTCCTGTATATAACGGAGATTTTTGGAATATCCATTTAGGTACTTTAGGCACATCAGGAAGCTCAGCAGACATTCAATTTGGAGCTTATCAATCAAATTTCCTTAAAAATACATCTAAATACACAGCAACTAACACTCAAACAGAAGCTGACAGAGCTTTAACTTTTGGAGATCCTTTTTATGGGGGAGGTAACGGAGGGGTAGACCAAGTTTATTTAGGAGGAGTACCTGCAAACCCAGCGGCATCTTATGACTTAATAGACACTTTAAGATATTCAGGTTCACTTCAAGAAGTAAGATACCATTTTGGAGATTTTTTATCTGATAAAATTTTAACACAACATTCATTAGAACCTTTTATGCATGCAGGTAATACTTTATCATCTTCTTTTAGTAATGTAATTTTAAGATTACCTTTAGGAAGTAATAACATATTACATTTAAATAGTGGAAGTTACCACCCAAACCAACATATAACTTATTATACAGACGGAAGTATTACTTCAAATATGAGTTCACAAACCTGGAAGTCAAACGTAGAAACACACCATTTAGTAACTCCAGACACAGTTGGAGCATCAATGTCAAGTGAAAAAATAAGATTAGATGGGGGAGCTATAGATGATGATATTTTATCACCTATTATAAAATCAGAAACATCTACATTAGATAGACAACCTCAAGATTATGAAGATTTAGGAATATTTTTCTCTCCCCAACATGAAATAAATGAAGATATAGTTTATACTTTAGGAGGTTTTAGATTAGATGATTATATTGGTTCACCCTTAAAAACAGAACAGTCAGCTTCAAGTTATCAAGATTTAAAAACAATAAGTGATAAGTACTTTAGAAAATATAAAAATAACCAAAGATATAATTTTTGGGATTATACTAAATTAGTTCAGTATATAGATCATACTTTATTTAAAATAATAGAACAACACGTTCCCGCCAAAGCAAATTCAAAAACAGGTTTATTAATTGAACCCCATTATTTAGAAAGGAATAAATTTCCTATACAAACACCAACAACAGAGGAATATACAACAATGTTACCTGACTCACATCAGACATTTTATGTAGGGTATGGAGATTTAACTTCAATATCTTCTTTTATGGGGCAAACCACCTCATCAATTGCAGTTTCATCAACAGGAGGAGTAATATTAGATGAACCACAGTATGGGGCACAAGCACCTATAATGCCTGTAACAACAACAGGGATTCCTTTTGGTTATAAACCCTACCAATCAAGTGTCCTACTAGGAAACTCATTAAGAGGGGTACCTTCTAGTATTTATTTCCGAAGTTTACAACTAGGTAAAGAAACAGATTATTAAATATGGCAATACACCCAAGTAATTACGCCCCAGTAACAAGAAGAAGTACAGTAGCCCACCAACCTGGACAAAAGGTTGGTGAAAAAATTAAATCGGGGAAAGATTTCTCAGTTGAATTTGATGATGCTTTATTAAGTTTAGGAGGGTGGGTAAATCCTCGTCTTGATGGGTGTGAAATCACTTCCTTACACCTAAACAAATACAGTAAACAAGGCATTCCTAGACAGTTAGGAGGAATAAAAAGTCCTAACATTCAACATTTAACAAATTTAGTCCAAACATGGGAGGGGGACAGTGGAAATTTAGACAGAAATCCCGCAGTTGAAACTTACACCAACACAGTATTTTTTGGTGCTACTTTATCAGGTTATCAAGAAGATACAAGATTTCCTAATGTAGGGGAAGATTTTTCTTACATCTTTATAAATAAAGCTTTTACATTTGACCCTGAAAATGATGAATTTTTTACTACTGAATTATTAGGTCCTAACGATAAAGTTTTTGAAAGAGTACTAAAACAAGACATGTCCTATTCTTCTAAATTTACATTTAAATTATTAGACGAAGGAATAGAGCATGATTTAAGAGAAGAATATAATGTTCATTGGAACGCAGGACTATTTTCTTTAATAGCAACTTATGAGGAATGCCCAGAATTTCCCTTCACCCAAGAAATGCAGGTAACAACACAATATGCATCAGATAATGTAACTAAAGATTATTATGGATTGTCTTATAATCCCTATACTTCAGGTAACCCTTCCCAAAATCAAGTACCTTTCTTTTTCAACTCAAACAACAGAACAGAATTAACAGGATCCTTTACAATTGAAAAAAATATAGACACTTGGTTTTGGAGAAGACCACAAACTAGTTCTTATTTTGACTCAAACGGGGCCTCTTTAGGTTCACATAATTCAGCATCGGGATTAATAACCTTTCCTAATGCAGGATCTCATTTACATACAACGGGGGATTATTCTACTAGTGTATTTGGTTTTTTTAAGAGTTTAATGATTAAGGGTTTTGGAACAACAACCAATTCATTTACAGATAAAAACGAAAATAATCTATATGGAACAGCTCCCGCTAAAAAAGACCTACACATACTAACATTTAATGATGCTAAAGGGACAGTAAAAGACATACAAACAGAATTAAGATATGGGAGAAACACAACCCAAGCTTTAAGACATTTTGGTAGTATTTCTTTATCACCCGGAAGGAAAGTTCCAGTACCTGGGTGTTATAAAGGTGATGTAACATTAGATACTAGTGGGTTTGCAATTAATTCAAGAGTAGTAGGACCTTCTTTTTATGAATATTCAGTTCAAACTACTTTTAGTTCCTTTTATAATTATGGAAATTCATATTATACTTTTTTTGTGGGGGGGAATGCATCAGGATCTGAACAAGCTTCTACAGCTTACCCCTCAAGTTTAAGTACTCTTTATACAGGTGGAGCGATAACCGGAAGTGGTAATTTTAATGGTGTACCACAATTAAATAAATTCACAATTTCTAAATTAATAAAAAGACCTAATGTAATTATGGCGGACATTAATAAAATTTTACATTTATTTGATGGAGTGGGGGGTAAAGGTTTTCTATGTATTCCCGAAAACATTAACCCTCAAATAAAAAATAATTTAGATTATTACTTGAAAAAAGCCGAATTAATAGATAAAGGACCAAATAAGAAAAATCTATCACAAAAGTCTCCTAGAATATTAAGAGAACCAAAACCATTAAAAGGCAACCACCTTAACCCAGATTCATAATAATTAAAAAAAACTACACATTTTTAAAAAACATATATATTTATAACAAACAACAACAACAATGGGATATTTAGACAATACAGTTATTACAGTAGACGCAATTTTAACAAAAGCGGGAAGACAAGCACTAGCAAGAAATGATGGTTCTTTTAGAATTACACAATTTGCTTTAGGCGATGATGAAATAGATTATACTTTATACAATGAAGACCATCCAAATGGTTCTCAATATTCAGGAGAGGCAATTGAAAACATGCCTGTTTTGGAAGCCTTTCCAGATGAAAATAACATCTTGATTCATAAATTGGTTACATTACCAAGGGGAACATCAAAAATGCCAGTAGTAACATGCAATGTATCAGCGGTACAATTATCATTAGGTGCTACAACATCAATAAACCCAACAACCTTAAATTTCTCTGGTTTATCTAATTTAAAAGAGCCAGGAGGATATTACTTCACATTAGCAGACAGAAGATTATTTACTCAAGCAGTAGGAGTAGGAGCAAAAGGAAGATCAAGAAGAGCAAAACCATTTACACAATCTGCCCTTAGTGAAACTATAAAGGGACATTCATTATCCCTAACAGCAATAAACAGCACATCGTTATTTGGATCAAATAATACATTACTAACAACTATTACTGTTGAAGGTGTAGATTCAGGAGGTAGAGTAACAATCCCAGTTAAAATAACTAAAGAAGTAATAGTAACTAAAGCAACCGGAACAACTGGTATATCACTTAGATAAAAATAAACAAATAAATGGCAACAATTAATAGATACGGAGAAGGAGATGTAGTAATGAGTACAGATAAAGTAGTTACTTCCACATGGAGTAATAACGTTAATAATCTTCAAACTTTTTACACATCATCTATCCAAACATCCCAAACAGACCCTAACTCACAAGGAAATTTTTTCTTTAATTTATATGACGCACCTACAAGTTCATTAGATGCTACTGTTCAATGTTCCGTAGGATATGGTCATAGGGCAGGCTCAGGATCTGTAGATTTTACAAATGACACAGGTTCATTTGGTTTTAGTGCTACTAAAGTAATATACAACCAATATAGACAATTAGTATATGGTGATGAAACTCAAGACTTTACATTTAGCACCCATACCCCAGACGATATCTACGTTATTAACGTTAATAGAGCAAGATACAGACACAATTTAAAACCAGGAACTTTAAATTTATCTTTAAAACAAGGATCTACAATACTACACCTAACAGATGATTCCGTTACATCCTCAGGTTCAGCAACTACTACAAACATAGGAAGACAATATAATTTAGTGTCAGGATCAAGTGGGGTAATGTCAGGGTCTAATATAAATCAAGTAGGCACAACTTCATCATATGGTTGTGTTTACCCCGACGCAGGATTAATAGTCTTTAATCCTGATGCATTAGGTATAACACTATCAAGTACAGTTCCATCTAAAGTTGCCAACACTAATGGTAATAATGGTGAAAAATTATTAACTGTAATGGAAGCAGGAGATACATTTATAGTAGATAGTGAAGAAAGAATAACATCCCAATATTACTTTACAAGAGTTAAAAATTTCGAATTTAATTACTCATCAAACCCATCATTTATAGATGGTCAAGGTAACTTAAATTTTACCTCAATGATTGACATGCCTAAAGTTTACATTTCAACTGTAGGATTATATAATGATGAGGGTGATTTATTAGCAGTAGCAAAAATAAGTCAACCAATAGCAAAAGATTTCACAAAAGAAGCTCTTATTAGAGTAAAATTAGATTACTAAAATGTTGTTTAAATGTACTCAGCTTACAAAAAATTCTCAACACAAGACATAGGGCAAGTTCCTTTTAACGCCTACAAACAATATAATTTAAGCTCTTCTAAATTCCCAGAGAGTAGCATTGAAATATATACTACTACATGGTCTTCCGCTTCTATAGACACATTTAGTACAGGAGCATTAAACGGAGTATACCCAACAGCAGACACTGCTAATTCTTTAAGATATTTTCAATTAGACCATTTATTTTATAAAGATTTTAAATTAAATCTTAATGAACGATTAGGCCATATACATTATTTAAATCATAAAAGAGAATTACATAAAAATTCTAAAATAATATCTATTCCTAATGGTCTATGTGGGGGAAGAATAAAACCATCAACATTGGATTTATACCTTTCAGGGTCAGGTTTTTCAGAATATAATTTAATAGATGATTCTTATGGTAACCTTTACACAAGCGGATCAACCCTGTCAGATTACAATACAGACATTAGAGCTAACGTTTTAAAAATAGGACCTGAAAAAGGTTTTAAAAAATATGATTTAAATGTTATAAATGATGAATTTGAAATGGGGTATTGGTATAGAAGAGGTAAAAAAAGGATCAACACAATATCTTCATTAACAAAAGAAGGCATAATAGATGATAGTTATTTTTTCAACTTATTAAACCATAAAAAAACTACTTTATCCCCCCAAACATTAAGGGGAGGAGAATTTTCAGGAATTGATTTTAATGGGGTAGATTCAGGAATTGACATAGAAAATGATGAAAAATTTCATTTTAATCCAGGAGATGATTTCACTATATCATTATGGGCTAATGTTTCTCACTCAGCAGCAGAAACATCCTACCTAATATCTAAATCTACAACAAAAACAATAATACCTTCTACATATTCTCATAGAAACGCACCTACAACTACTTACACTACAGGATCAAATCAAACAAAAGATGTTCCATCAGCACCACAATTCCCTTTTGAAGTATATAGTACAGGAAATAAGGTATATTTTAGTAGATCAGATGGGAATACTACTTTTACTATAAGTTCATCCCTATCCCTAGGATCAATGCAACATATAACTTGTAGAGTTACATCATCTCAGTTAGAAATATTTATAAATGGGGTAGGAAGTGGAATTAGTGGATCTGAAAGTTTTAAAAGAGACACACAAAATAAAGCAAACGTTTATATAGGTAATAAGGGGAGGAAGGGAAACTTCTTATCGGGTTCATTAAGCCAAATAAACATATATGACAAAGCCCTTACAGATATACAAGTTTTAAACCACTATAGTAGTAGTAATGGTTCACCTTATGTTGGAAATGTGTTTTATGAATCAGGAATAGCTACTTTAACCCACCCAAGACATTATTCAGATTCTATTGATAATATTAAATTTCAAGGCACTCATTTAATTTATGAAAATGAATATCAGTGTACAATAGAAGAACATGAGTTTAACTACACTTTAAATACATCAGCTCGTAAAAATAGAAACTTAACATCTCAAAACATCGCAAGTTTTGCAACAGGTTCTAATTTTAAACCTTATGTTACTACAGTAGGTCTTTATAATGAAGAAGGAGAAATGTTAGTAGTAGGTAAGTTAGGACAACCTACAAGAATGTCAGATGAAACTGACACTACCCTTATAGTTCGTTGGGATAAGTAAAATGGCTACAACAATATTGGATGTAAGCACCCGATTAAAATTTCAAAAAACCTACATACAAGGAACAACCAACATCCCCTATGATGAATTAAAATTCAAAATAGAAGAAGTAAAAGCTATGCAACCTTTAATAGTGTGTTGTTCCACAGGAGAATTAAGTAAGTGGGCTTGTGGTTTTTTAAAAAAAAACGGAATAGAAGAAGTACATAATGGGGGGAACTGGGAAACAGTTGCTTTTCTAATTCAAAATAAACTTGGTTATTTAAAATAATTTTCGTACATTATATAATATGAGTGGAATACTATCTGGAAATAGTAATATTGTATGGAAATACAAGGATAAAGAAATTGAAAAAATAGAAGACTTACCAGAAGGTACTTTTGGTTTTGTATATTGTACAACACACCTCCCTTCAGATAAAAAATATATTGGTAAAAAATCTTTAATTTATAATCAAAAGAAAAAATTAGGTAAAAAGGAAAAAGCCCTTTGGGAGGGTAAAGGACGTCCCCCTATGTACAAACAAATACAAAAAGAAAGCGATTGGAAAACTTATTTTGGTTCTCATAGTTATATAAAAGAAAGCCCCCCATATTTTTTAAAAAGAGAAATTTTAGAAGTGGCTTTTAATAAAAAACACCTTACATACTTAGAATGCAAATATCAGTTTGTGTTGGAAGTTTTAGAAGACAAACAATACCTTAACGACAATATCTTAGGTAAGTTTTACGACAGAGATTTTAAATGAAAGAAGATTTATTAAAACAGTTATTAGAATCAGTTTTAGGTAGAAGTAAATCTGCTCGTGGGGGCGAAGAAGCGGTGTTTAATTGTCCTTCTTGCAACCACCATAAGAAAAAACTAACAGTCAATTTGGCAACACAAAAATTCCAATGTTGGGTTTGTGGTTATAAAGGTCATCGTGCTTTTAAAATATTAAAACAAGCAGATGCGCCAATAAAAGCATATGATTATTTAAAAGAAATCGACTCTCAGTATAACTTTAAAAAATCAACATTCACCAAAGCACCATCGGGTTCCTTGCAATTACCACGTGAAGTAACGCCTATAATGTCATCATCAGCGATTTTGTCGAAACATGCATTACATTATTTAGATCAACGAGGAATTACACCACAAGATGTGGTTAAATATGACCTTCATTACTGTGAACAAGGCCCTTTAAGAAATATGGTTGTAATTCCTTCATACGATAAAGATGGTTTTTTAAATTATTATGTAGGTCGTTCATTTGATAAAAATGCATACATTAAACACAAATTAGCTTCCAGTACCAAGGACATAATTGGATTTGAAATGTATATAAATTGGGATTTACCCATTATTATATGTGAAGGTGCTTTTGATGCAATGGCTATAAAACGTAATGCGATTCCTTTATTTGGTAAAAAATTGTCTACAACCTTAATGAAAAAAATCATTAAATCTAATGTAGAAAAAATTTATCTTGCATTAGATGAAGACGCTTTAAAAGATGCTTTCAATCACGCTGAAACATTCATGAGCTACGGAAAAAGAGTCTACCTTATAGAAATGGGTGATAAAGACCCATCAGAACTTGGTTTTGAAACTTTTACAAAGTTACTTCACAACGCAACTGAGCTCACAACCTCCATCTTAATGAAGAAGAGGCTAGTCTTGTCGTAGGGGTTTATATTTATAATAAACTGTACAATTAATGTCAAAAATCGCATTATTACCTGGTGGGTTTAAACCACCTCACGCGGGCCATTACAACATGGCTAAGTGGTTATCCTCAAATACAGGTGCAGACCTTACTATAATTTTTGTAGGGCCCAAAGAAAGAGATGGTATTACT